TTGAAAGTAGCTCTACCCATTTTATATGGAGATAGCGGGTTTCGAAGCATTACGCCTTCGTAACCTTGAGCCAATACTTCCATTTCATAAGCAATTAACTCATTATAATTATTTACTTCATGATGCTCTAGAAATATATATTCAGATGATAAACTTTGAATTGCTGTTACTAATCTTTTAGCTTCAAATAATCTTTCATAGAAAGGTCTGTTAATCCAATCAGGATGAGTGTAATCAAATGCATAATATTTAAGATTACCAGGTTTGTCTTCTGACATTACATGGCTTTGTGTCCTATTATATACATTTGGATCTGTAGCTTCACCTTCAATTAGTTCACCGTCCAAGTGCTCAATATATGTAAAATCAGACTGAACTTGATAAGATGGTAATTGTAAAAAACTACGCGACATTGCCTTTTTATACTTTACAATACATCTAATGCCGTCAAGTTTTGGAGAACACAAATAAGGGTATTGAAGTCTTTTAAAATAATCTGGAAAAGAAAGAGGGTCTTCTCCAGATGCTAGAAGCGGCTTAAACATAATTAATTAGTACCTCCGTAACTTTCATCAGTGCCCCATCCTACAGATGTCAGTGCAGACTCATGATCACCATCCATTGAATCCATAGCTTGTTCCGTTACATAACGATTCTCGACGAATGCTTCTAATGCCTCTTTCCAGTCAAGTAGAGGCATCTGTAAATGATTATCATCTATACAATGGAAGTCTAAGAATTTTTTGAATTTTTCTTCATCTGCTGTCAAGGTTTCGAACTCGTCGAGAAGTGTTCGCATGTATGAAAGAAATTCATTTCGATCCATTTTTAACCCCAAACAATGTCGTCACCAAGTGCAATCGCAATCCTAACCAATGTATCAAAGTCCTTTAGCCTTTCTAAAACATAACTGTTGAGTTGATGAATTTTTTCAAGATCTTTGATTTTTTTCAAAAGATTTTCAAATTCTTTCGATGAAATTTCACCACTATAAACTGCTTTGAATCCTAACACTTCGAGCATGCGAAGTGCGTTTACATTACTCAGATTGATTTCAAAAAAGATTGGCTTTGGATATGTTTTTGGATTAAAGAAATCATCGTTTGGTTTACTCGGATCATAATAATTGTTTCTTGCCTGATAAGAAACGTGTCCGTGTTTTTTAAGAAAGAATGTAATAGACATTTTTAACCTCCAAGAATGATTTTAGATTCTTCTTTCTTCTGAGTCTGTTGTTTGTCAAGCTCGTTTAAGATGTAAACTAAAGTTTGTATAATTAAATTACTGCGCTCAAGAAGGACTGGCATAGTGGCCGCTGCTGGATTGCCTAATAGCGGGTTGTTGTACTTATTTACAATTTCTTGATCTTTTTGAATTAATAGCTGTTTTATTTCAAATGGTGACATTTTATTTTCCCGTTTAATAAATAAAACGCTTCGTTGGCTCTGGAACCTCGCATATGAAATACTCTGAAGATTTTAAAATATAAACTTTCTGATCTAGATATACTTTACTAAGCAATACAGCTTGTTTAGAAGCTTCCTCATAATTGCTATATTTTTTCCAGGAAATACACCTTTCACAATAAACTATGTAAAAAGAATCTTCTGACTTTTTCATATTAACCTTTCAATTTTAAAGGGCACCATCAAGGGCGCCCTAAATTTATTTACTAATATAATGCATGATCTTCATAAAATCATGTACTTCCATATTCAGCATTTCTTCGATCGTAGGTGACTTTTCATCAATCCTTGTAACTAGCGTTGCTAGTTTCAAACTTTGAGCTAAATCATCAGGATCTCTGGCTGCTAACAAATGAAACACTTTGACTTTATAAACACTTACAAATCGACCGTCTGAAAGTACAAGTTCACCTTTCTTATCGGATTGGACAGGCTCCGCTAGCACATTCGTCTGCGCTTTCGAATTCTGCGTTGCCGATTGAGTTGATGACACAAGTTTTTGCAACCAATTCATCATACCTTTCCTTCGTTATTTCTTCATAAGGAGCTTGCGCAAAACCGTGCTCAGAATGGAGTAAAAATGAAAGACTTTTATGGTTATCTTTGTAATGGTCTTTCAAATAAGCCTTTATTTCAGGTATTTCTTCTTTGCGATAGTAAATAGTACAAGACACACTATTGTCAGACCAATCACGTTGAAGTCTTCTAATTTCATTTAATTGATCCATCGCAGTCATGTCTTTTGCAAGACGCGTACCTTCAGGATAACTAAATGGAAATGTTACAACAACCGTGTTATAATCTTCTGAGCCATCAAAGTTTTTAACGTACTCAACAGGATAGCCAGCATTTCGACACGTATCAACTAGCTCATGATTAGCTGCGATTCGAATTCTGCGATACATATACTGAGCGTATGCAGGATGAATGCCAGGAGTTACTCCAGGGAGTAACGACAGAGTACCTGAAGGCTTTACTGTTGTTAACTTAATACTAGGTTGAAAATCCTTGAGTTCTGAATAACGATCGTCAAAATCTCTCAGATACAAATAGCCTTCATCCAACCATGAATTCTGTTCCTCTGTGGCTTGCTGAATACCTGTTACGCTAATACCCATTCGCATGTTCTTATGAACAATACGCTCAGTTTCTGGATGATGTGAAGGTAATGTTAATGAGTGTTTGTTAATGCGATACAAAAGTTCGCTAATATCTAAAAATTCTTCTTTACTTTTGACATTTGGCAAAAAGATTTCAGCAAGACAGCATGTCTCATATGGCGCTAAAGATTGCTCTGCGCAAGGATTATAACCAATAACATCAGGATCAGGGTATTCAGTTTCCCCTAAACGACCTACTTTACGAGAAAGCGGTAAATTAATTAGACCGTACGGCTCACCTTTACCTTCGTAGCCATCCCAGAAATATTCATGGAGATCTTCAATATTATCACAAGCTACGCTGTTGTTTGACATTGCACGCCAAGAAGGGATATTACCCATGTCCCAGCGCTTAGCAAGCAAGTACTCTACATCATCCGGATCGCCAATTGCAATTTGAGCTGATCTACGAACATTACCGGCTACAATAATGTAACCAATAATATTCATAATGTCAAGCGCATCAATTGGCCTTATTTTCTTACCGCGTCGCTTTTCTAAGATCTCTGAAATCTTGCCAATACCCCAACACAATTCTTCAGGGCCACTTGCTACTCCACCAAAACCTTTTATAGGAGTTCCTTTACCTCGAATAACTTGAGTGGAGTAGGTGAATGTTCCCTTTTCCTTAATTTCGCTTAAGAATGCAGCTTTTAGTGTTTTGCCAAGAAATTTTACCCAGCCTTCTCTTGAATCAGGAATAATAAAATCGGCGCCGCCATTATCAACTCGTGTTGGAGCTTTAAACCAGTCACGCACTACTGGAAGCTTATCAACGTACTTCTTTTGAATATTATAGCCTACACCTGCTCCTAAGGCGAGCATATCCATCGTCCAACAGAAAGGTCTGACGGGGCTGTCTACTACTGTGAATGCACAGTTCTGTAAGGAAGCTAGACCAAACCTATCGACTGTTTTTGTACCGAGTTGCCATAAAAATCTTCCAGCAACAGAGCACTTAAGGTTTAGGAAGTAATACCTAAGACGCGCCTCCTCGTCCTTAGTAAAACCGACATTTAATTGTTTATCACACGCTTCAATAATACGCTCGATCGTCTCCGGGAATTCTTCAGTCCTGTTTGTGTTTTCAACAGGCCTTGCATATGTTCTTTTGTAGGTAAGATAACCAACAGTTGACCACGGGATTACAGTTTCGCTCATTTAATATCCGTCAGTGTTAAATTGTTACGAATTCTTCAACATCTGCGGTTGAACCGATTAATCTACCAGTATCATAGATGTAGTGTGCACCCTTAACATTACCAGTTAAACCAGTATGTCTGCACTTTAAAATTCTCATTTTAATCGTGTTTCTTTCAGCTTCACTATCAGCAATCAAGTTTCTAGCGAATGATATAATATCAAAAGATACTTGTTTGATTGAACCAGAACCTCGGATGTCATCTAGGGATGGTAGTACACCTTCTTCAAAGGCTTTCTTTGTGTTCGGAGTCTTACGCAAATGCGAAACTAAACCAATCCAAGGTGTATGTCTTTTTGCAATTCTTAAAAGATCATTCATGATTTTGTCTTGAGCTTCATTGCCTGTTAAGTTTTCAACACCTTCTGAGACAAGAATCGTAATGTGATCAATGAATAAGTACTTGCAGCCTACCAGACACATATATTCTAGCTTGTCTATAATACTACTATCATTGATAGAACCTTGATGGTCTAGCAACACGACGCGATCGTTATTAAATACCTTATCAAAACCTTCTCTAAGCTCTTCTAAAGGGATCTCATCCTTTGCAGGATTTCGAAGCAGCGCCATACCAGCCAACTTACGTGCGGTTTCTGCAGGAGATTCTTCTAAACTGACTACTCCGATTTTATCTTCAGTAGTCATTAAAATATGTAACATTATTTCTCTAAGGACAGTGCTTTTACCACTACCTGTTCCAGAAATAAATAATGCGATTTCGCCAAATCTCATTCCTTTTAGTTTCGAATTTACACCATCAAGACAAGGCGGATAAGGTACAGACTGAATTTTATTATAATTTTCTAGAGCATTCCAAAGATCTTCTTTAGTAATAATACCACTAGGAATATACGGAGCTGCATCAAAAATACATTGTAAAAGTTTATTTCCGTCAGCTTTTAAAAGAACTTCATTTGCATCTTTGAATGGAAGCTTTGTAATTTTTGCTTTATCAATTCCGATAATCTTGATAGCTTCAGCACAAGCTTCCTTACCAGCATTATCTTCATCAAGGCACAGCACGACTTCACTAAATGATCTAATCCAATCTCTATTTTCCAATAGAGACTTAGTCATTGAAGCAGATGAAAGAGCTGCTACTGGATATATTTTATTATACTTTTCCATAGACGCTTG